GGGCATTTTTGTGTTTGATCGTGAGGTTTTGATATAATCAAACAGCGTTGTGGAAGACGCATAGCAGGGTAGCAGGCTCCTTTGATGGCCGCCTTGTCTGCCCGTCCAGACTGCCCCCACTCAGTCGCCCTGCCGGAACATCCACCGGATAAGGCGGCCTTCAAAGGATCTTGCCCAGTGTCGTTCAAAAAACCCCTGTCTTCAGACCCGCTTAACTGGTTCCGACTGTACGGAGAAGTCATTGACGATGACAAGCTTCGGCTACTCGCGTTCGAGGACCGATGGCACTTCATAGCCCTTCTCTGCTGCAAGTCAAAAGGCATCCTTGACACCGCTGGAGAACTTCTTGCGCGACGCGTTGCGTTGAGGCTTGGCCTGTCTGTTCTCGAACTTGAAATCGTTGCCAAAAGACTCGCAGATGTTGGTCTGATCGACGCCACCACATATCAGCCCTTGGCATGGGAAAAAAGACAGCGCAGGTCCGACTCAGACCACACAAATAGGGATCGCCAAAAACGCTTCAGAGACAAGGAAAAAGCAGCAAACGCGTTACGTAACGGAGCAGTAACGCGTACAGAGAAGAGAAGAGAAGAGGAAGAGGTAGAGAAGAGACCTAAAACCCTCCCTAGCCAAGAGGAAGATATATGGGGAGTAGTAGGTGTACACGGGGGCGATGTCAAAAAAATTTTCGGCGAAAAAATTGACCTTAAAACCGGCGAGGTGATGTAATGAATCTGAGCCTTCGTCCGTATCAGGCTTCTGCAATTCACGCCCTGCGCCTTGGCTTGGCTGGCGGGGTTCTGCGGCAGATGCTCTATTCGCCGACCGGATCGGGAAAGACAGAGTGCGCAATGGCCATCATTCATGGGGCCATGCTCAAGGGCAAGCGTGTTGTGTTTCTCTGCAACCGGATCAATCTGGTTGGCCAGGCGTCGAGGCGGTTTTATCGCTCAGGAATTCAGCACGGGATCATCCAGGGCGACAACACGCGCAACATTGATTCTCAGGTCATTGTCGCCAGCATTCAGACTGTTGCTAGGCGCGGAATGCCGGACTGTGATTTGATCGTGATTGACGAGGCGCATGCTGTGGCCGGGTCGAAAGAGTTTCGCAGCGTACTGATCGAGCGCAACAACATCCCGGTCATAGGGTTGTCTGCAACGCCGTTTGCAAAGGGGTTGGGGAAGCACTACGAAGAACTTGGCGGGGCGCTGTTCGAGTCGATGACGGTAGCTACGTCGATTGCAAAGTTGATTGACGAAAAGTTCCTCGTTGATTGCGAAATCTACGCACCGTCTGAGCCTGACATGACTGGCATCAAACAGTCGAGAAATTCTTTTGGAGAACTCGACTGGTCAGACATGGACATCGAACGGGCTGTCGACAAACCAAAGCTAATCGGAGACATCGTTGGTCATTGGTTGAAACTTTCCAATGGCTTGCCAACAGTTTGTTTTGCCTCTTCCATCGCTCATAGCAAACATATCGTTGAGTCATTCCGTGCGGCAGGAGTTGCTGCCGAACATGTCGACTGCTACACAGACGAAGCCGAACGTGCGGCAATTCTGGCTAGGGTTGAGTCAGGAGAAACGACGATTGTTTCCAACGTTGGAATTCTGACGGAAGGGTGGGACTTCCCGGCGTGCCGAACGATGATCCTGGCGCGTCCTACGAAAAGTCTGATTCGCTACATTCAGATGATTGGCCGGGTGTTGCGTCCGCATGCAACGAAAACGCTTGCTCTGGTTCTGGATCACTCCGGAACGGTTAGGCGCCTAGGGTTCCCGACAGATGATTTTCCGCTTGAACTTGACGACGGAAAGCCGAAGCAGGCCAGCGCCGGCAAAAAGGAGGAAGATCTCCCAAAGGCCTGCCATCACTGCCACGCAATGAAGCCGCCGCGTACCGCTGTCTGCCCGAAGTGTGGATTCAAGGCGGCTATGTCTCCCAAGTCGCCAGTGGTCGGAGATGGGGAACTGAAACTTATGACCAAGGGCGCAAAGGCGACGATGGATGTCAAGCAGCGTGTGTATTCCGAGCTACTGACCATTGCCCATGTCCGGGGCCGTTCGTCTGGATGGGTGGCGCACCAATACAAATCGCGGTTCGGCGTTTGGCCTAAAGGCCTTCAGGATGTTGTTGCCAATAGCGTCTCGGTCGAGACAGAAAATTTTGTCAGGTCGCGCCAAATCGCATACGCAAAATCACAGGAGAAGAGACGTGCAGGCTAAACTCAAGGCATCAGAAGCAGCCACCGGAAAGTGGCATGGCATCCTCACCAGGCTCGGCATCGAGGGCCGGTTCCTCACAGGAAAGCATGGAGAATGCCCTATGTGTGGAGGAAAGGACAGGTTCCGCTTCGACGACAAGCAGGGACGCGGCACGTGGATCTGCTCACAGGCTTGCGGTTCCGGGGACGGGTTCATGCTGCTCCAGCGTTTGAACGGATGGACGTTCAGCGTGGCCGCAAAGGAAGTCGAGGCGATCGTTGGGACGGTCTTGGCCGGCAGGGTAATTGATGAGCAAAGTCCAGAGCGCAGGATTGCGGCCATCAGGGCAATCTGGGACGAGACAGAGGCGGTCACAATCAATGATCCAGTTTGGTTGTACCTTAACGCTCGTACAGGTATCCAGATCATCCCCAAAAACATACGCTACCATCCGGCGCTTCCGTACCATGAGGATGGGACTGTCGACTACCACCCGGCCCTCGTTGCCAGAATCGACGGAGCTGACGGAAGGGGCGTTGGAATCCATAGAATCTATCTAAACGAAAGAGGCGGCAAGGCTTCCGTGTCTACGCCTAAGAAATTTTTGACCGTGAAGGGCCATTCCGGGGCCGCTGTGAGGCTCGGAAGGGCGGGTGAGTACCTTGGTATTGCCGAGGGAATTGAAACCGCTCTAGCGGCCTCTGTGCGATTCGGGGTCGTAACGTGGTCCGCGTTATCTGCTGGACTTATGGAGCAGTGGATTCCGCCTGCCGGGGTTTCAAAAGTGATAATTTTTGGTGACAATGACGAAAGTTATACTGGTCAGGCTTCCGCATATCTACTGGCAAAGCGTCTTAAGCACTCCGGGTTATGCGCAGAGGTCTGCATCCCCAAAATCGCCGGCAAGGACTGGGCGGATATGGTGTCGGAGGGATGAACGATATGTTGCTTTCCATTCAAGAAGCCGCAGAAGAGCGCGCCGCGATCATGCAAGACTCCGGAATCAACGACCCTGACGCATTGCGCGCCGACCTGCATAGGCATGAGGTTGCATCGGTTATTCGGCGCTACTACCCGCGCGGAGAAGAGGCTGCCGAGTATTTAAGGCTGGTAGAGAAGAAACGAGGGAAAGAAGCGGCCGACAAGCTGCGCGCGGACTGCCGAGTAGCATGGAAAAAGCACTCGGACGAGATTGCAAGTCAAGCATGATCAATCAGCCTGACATTCGCAGTCACTTTTGAAGGAGATAACACGATGGTTAATTTGAATGTGCGAGTGACGGGAAAAAAGGACAAAAAACGAACATTGAACCGCTGGTGAAGATTGACCAGATCGAAACAGGCGACGTGCTGTTGATTGACGATGGGATCGGAATTACGCCCGCCAAGGCGCAACTGGTGAAGGTTTCCGAACACGATGGCACTGCGGTGATTTTCAACCTGCGCAAGAACAAGTTTTTCAACGTCGGGATGTACCTCGACGGGAAATCGTGGGCGAAGGACGTTCGCATTGTGCGAAGGGTGCCTTCTAACGCTGACGTAACCGGCCTTGCGCCGAAAGGAGATTGATAAATGACAACAGATATTGCGCAAGGTCCGGTTGATGTAAATGTTAGCCAACTGACAGCCGAGAGAGGAACTCAGCAGTATTGCTACAAAGACAACGCCTGCAAAGCTAACACCGCGAACGATGCTGACTGCATCTGCTGGTACGATGAAGGCATCGGGCCGTTCCCTGACGAGCGGTCGGACGATCCTTGCCCGATCAAAGAGTGGCGATTCAAGCCGGCTAACGCAGAGTTGTGCGGCGCCCGCAGGGCGTCCGAACCAACGCCGAGTTGTGCGGCACAAAGCCCGTATGACCTGACACTCTGCCAGCGCTGCGGCCACGAGGCACCGCACCACTATGCAGGATGCGCGGAGGCGAAATGAGCGCGGAGGCGGTAAACATCAAACCAACGTGCCGGAACTGCGGTGCGGCTCTTGACCTAGAAGAGATGCACTACTACGACCGAGGGAACGGAGAGGCGACATGCAACAACTGCGAGGCGGAATGGCTGGAAGCGATGCACCTGTGGCGGTCGGGGTTTGGCGGGGACGAGCCGCCACTGCAACCATGACGCACAACGCAAAGCTAAGCGGACCCAACGGCCCGCAGGAGAAGCAGCGATGAAAACGACGACGCAAACCGGGCCGTTGGAGGTCCGCTTGAGCGACCAGTTAGGCGCCGTTTCTGTTCGCATGGTGCGCGGCAGCGTAGCCGACCAATGCCGCGCGCTGGGGCTGAACGTGGGCGACACCATCGAAGGCACAGAAGGCGGTAATGGCTGGTGGAACACCACGCGGCTGACGCTGCTATGGCTGGGCAAAACGGAAGCGGCGTGGCGCGTGACCGACCGCAGCAGCAGCCGGCCTGAGTGGTCGGAGCCGCGCGAGGCCGCGAACTGGTCGCTGAGCTTCCGCGACTGGCGCAAGGCACTTTGAAGCCAAGCGCATGGATGGAAGACAACAGGCCGCTGTGTCGTTCTTCATGGCACTGGTTCGCCGCTCTGCGCATATACCAATGGTTGCCATTGAAAACCCGGTCTGCATCATGTCAAGTCTTTACCGGAAGCCCGACCAGATCATCCAGCAGTGGCAGTTTGGACACGGTGAAACAAAGGCAACTTGCCTGTGGCTGAAAGGTCTTCCGTTGCTTGTTCCAACGGAATTCGTTGAAGGACGCGAGGCACGTATTCACAGGATG